AATCCTTGTAGCCCTGCTTCTTTTGCAGCGCTTGGAACATCGGCGAGGCAATCGCTTGGAAGATGAACGGGCGGACACCGTCATCGAGGCGGTTGTAGTTGTTGAGAAATCCTTTGGGCAAAGCGCCAGCGTCGGCCATCACGCCAACCGCAGAGTCCATACCCTTGAGCATGTCCTTCTTGTCTTTGTATTTGCCGTAGATCCCGCCGATGGCGGAAAGCGCCCCGCCAATATCTTGGCCAAGCTGGTTGTACATATTGGCCTGCGTGTTGGCTGATGCGATCTGGCCGGCGGCGGTGATCTCGCCGCTGCGGTCAGCGACTTGCGGTGAATAGCTAAACATAGTTTTGTTCTCCTTCTCTTTTGGTGGTTAAGCCGCCACGCGGCCGTCTGTGATTCTTGCGATGGGGCGACCGGCCACATCTTCTGATTTGTGCGCAAAGCCCTGCTCGGGAATCTCGTGATCCTCGTAGGGCAGATAGGCAGACACATTATTCACCTCGGCCTGCACCTTCGGGCACCAGACCGTTGCCGGGGCCTTGCGGCTCATGCAAGCCGTGCAGACATGCAGGTAATCCGCATTGTGCGAGCGGTCGGCGAGGTGATGCCATCGGCCATCGCTGTCCTTGCCGTAACGAGTCTCGTCATTCGGCACACCCTCTGCCTCTAGGTAATTCCACACATCCTCATCGCTCCAATCGCGCAGGAGGAAAAGCTGGTCGGGCGCATCCGGCGTGCGGCGCACATCCATAGCCAACGGCAACTGGCCCTTGATCGGGTCAACGTCCGCCGACTTTTGCCCATGGAAACAGGCATCCCACGGCCAAGCAAAGGTGCCAAGCGGGCGCTGCAACGCATCCATTCCGCACCGCCAAGGTTTGCCTTCGGCCGGCGCCTGCGTTCCCACCGCCACCATGCACGCCGTCTGCTGGCCCCACTGCATGTATTTGAGGAAGTCAATCTGATGCGAGCCGTCCTGTGCCGTGCCGTCAGTCAGTGAGATGCGGCTGGGCGCCCAGTCATAGACATCCAGATCCCACTCGCGGGTCAGCCGATCACTCAGCTCATAGCGTTCCCGCATCCAAGGCTCCCGCCACTGGACGCAAGGCAGCTTCGCGCCAACCTTGTGAATGAGGAGATGCAAGAGGGCCGTCGAATCCTTGCCGCCAGACCACAAGACCACCGGATTGCGGTATTGACGCAACCAGTTCTCAGCCTTTCGGCAAGTGTCTGTGACAAGGTCGATCATTAGAGTGCCAACCCGGCGCCGGTGAGCAGTCCGCCGCCGATACCGCCCATCATTCCCATAATGCCAGACTGCCCCATAGCTCCTGACTGCATCGCCGCCGCCTGCATGGCGGCATTATTGTTGAGCACAGCGTTGCGGTTGCTGGCAGCCATGTTGGTATTGAACGAGAAAACATTGCCCGCCTGTTGCAGCGAGTTGCCGAAGATGTTCCCAACCTGCTGGGTCGTATTGCCCAGCGTTCCCATTCCGAGCTGGAACGCCGGACCCAACGCCTGCCGGTAAGGGTCCATATCGCCATAGAGCGTGCCTAGACCAAGGCGGCGCTGTGAGCGCATCTGGTCATTGGCCAGCGCCTGCTGGGCAACACTCGACAGGAATCCACGGTTGTTATTCACCTGATTCATGTTCGCCTCTTGGTTCGCCATCTGCGCGTTGAGCAGGAGCTGACCGAGCGTCGTGTCGCGCACTTGGTTGAGGCGCTGTGCATCCATGCGTGCCGCTTGGTTGGCGAGGGCGGTCTGCTGGGCGAACTGCGCGTCCGTCTGGCCGCGCGTCAGGTCGCTCGCTTGGTTGAGCCGCTGTGCGTCCATCATCGCCGCTTGATCGGCGAGCGACATCTGACCGGCGAGCGCTTGATTGGCCAGCCCTGCACGCATGAATGCGTCTTGGTTGGCCAGTCCAGCCTGCTGCTGAAACTGCGCGTTAGTCTGGCCAACGGTAAGTCCGGCTGCTTGATTCAGTCGCTGTGCGTCCATCGCTGCCGCTTGGTCGGCGAGGGACATTTGCCCTGACATCTGTTGGTTGGCCATCGCCGCACGCATAGCCGCCTCTTGGTTGCTGAACTGACGCTGCAAGTCTTGCCCCTGCACAGCGCTGGCAAAGGCGTTGTCCTCTGTTTGTCTGGCGCGGGCGTAGCGGTCGCGGTTCAGCAGCTCGGCAGCGAGACCAGCGCTTCCAGTCGCCATGCCGCGAGCAGCCATACCGGCTCGGGCCGACTGCACTGCGTCACGCGATGCTTCGGCTGACAAGCGGCCGCCACTCTGCGACCTTTCGATGGCCTGCTGCATGAGTGATCCGCCAAGAGCGCCCGCTTGAACGTCTTGCGCATTTATGTCGGCCACGCGGCGTGCATTGACGGCGTTGATATTGGCCACACCGCCCATCTGTGCTGCCGCAACATCTCGGCTGCGCACATCGCCAACGCGCTGGGCATTGACTCCGCGAACGTCCCGCACCGGACCCATCTGCGCGGCGTTGGCCAGATTGGCGCGCACGTTGCGGATGTTGGTCGGCGCAGAGATTTGATCCGGCCGGTAGGACATGGCGCTGGCGCCAAGGGCGCGCATCTGGCTTTCCAGAGCGCTCGGCCCCATGTCGCGGCCCATCTCATCGAGGATGGTCTGGCGGGCGAACTGAGAATATTGGTTGTCGAGGTTGCGCGAGAGCTGGTCCGCTGTGCCAAACTGCATGCGGATGTATTCGGGATACAAGCGCTTGATCGCCGCTTCTTCCTCGGCGCTTTGGGCGCGGGCCACGCGAATGCTCGCATTGGCCATTGCATCGTAGTCAATCGGCGCCGGTGCGGCGGGCACTGGTTGCGGCGCTGGTGATGATGATCTTCCTCCCATAGTATTATCCTCCTGTTTTGCTAATTAGTTTGTCCCAATTGTAGACTCGCGGCTCAAAGCTGCCCCTGCGGCACCATGCCGCGTATTGCTGCGGGCGTGTCGCAACGCGCATAAACTCCCGCACAGGGTTTGCGCGGCCAGTAGAAGCAGCCAGAGTGACGAACCAACAATTTGGCTCGCCGCTTTCAAAGGCTTGCTCCCCCGCGTTCCACCGAAGCTCTGAGGCCAGCAGAAAGACCTCCGGTGTGGCGTGGACTAAGCCGGACGACAGATGCTCGCCGACCGTTTCCCAGAAGTCTTGCGTCGAGTGGTCGTCCCACCATGTTTTTGCGCGTTGCCATGGGGTCATCGGAAGATGGCAACCGTAATGACCGTAAGGTCATCTGCTCCGCCTGTAGCTGTTGATCCGGCATCTATTCGCACCGACGAGCTTGTCATTAGGCTGGCATCGGTTCCGCGAACGCACCACTGCGCCGAACGGTTTCCCAAGGCGTTCTCATTTGTGACACCAACAACGCTATAGTTTGCGTCAGGCATTGCCGTGGTAAATGTGATCGTATAATCGCCCGTCCCATTGCGGAGCACGCTTGTCACATTGCCAGAAGCGCGGATCTGTCGGTTGGTGTTTGCCGTTGAAGTTGCGCCGGTTGTGTCTTTAGTCCCGTCAAAATTAACCCACGCGCGGCAACCATAAATGGGGGCAGAGCCTGTCTGCGCTCCGTCCAGCTTCGCCGCAGTGACAGCACCATCAGCAATCCGCGCAATCGGCAGCGTGCCGGTCGTGAGCTTGCTGGCGTCGATGTCGCTGGCGAGCTTGGCATTGGTGACGTTCGCATCCACAATCTTCGCCGTGCTGACACTGCCGTCCGCGATGGCGCTGGCGGTGCCGGTGAGGTTGCCTGTGACGTTGCCTGTGACGCTTCCTGTCAACTCGGCCGTGATCGTTCCGGCAGAGAAGTTGCCACTGGCGTCCCGCGCCACAATGGCGTTGGCCGTGTTAGCGTTGGTCGCTGTGGTTGCAGAGTTGGAAACTTTTCCGGCTGTCGAGATGGTGGCCAGTTTGGTGTCCGCAATGGCGGCACCTGCGGCAACCTTTGCATCGGTCACGGTTGAATCGGCGATAGCGCTGGCGGTGCCCGTGACGTTGCCGGTTACGTTGCCTGTGACGTTGCCTGTGACGTTGCCTGTCACGTTGCCGGTTACGTTGCCGGTTAGCGGCCCGCTGAATGCTGTGGCTTTGACGGTGCCGTTGACATCGAGGCGCTCGGTGGGGGTGGTGTTGATTCCCACGTTACCTGCGCTGTCGATGCGCATGCGTTCTGTGACATTTGTTTCGCCGGAGGCGGTTGTGCTAAAGACTAGGCGACCAGAAGTGCTATTCGTAGAAACGGCGCCGTCCGCATAAGCCTCGACGCGGGCTGCTATTGCGCCAGTTGAACTTGATCCATCATACCCCCGAAAGCCAACTGTTCCCAACAAGTCTCCAGACACAACGGCGCTAGGAGTTGAAAGCGATCCTCGCGCTTTCAAAATGGTGACTCCGGCCGCTTCGGAAGAGGAGTCCTGATTTCTGCGCAAAGCAATAACAGCATTCGGAGCAGATGCTGAATCGGACGTGATCTGTAAACCAGCCGTTGAATTGAATGCCGTTGTGGAGCCTGAAACAATTTGACCAGAACTATTGATAACAAACGGCGTAGCGTCAGGATTCGCTGAGTCCTCGACTACCAGCGCATTCCCGCTACCCTCCTGCGTGATGCGCACGGCGTCCGTCGTGTCGTTGTGGGCGACTGTAAGCCTTGCGGTCGGTGACGTTGTGTTGATGCCGACGTTGCCTGCGCTGGTGATGCGCATGCGTTCAACAGTGCTCGCTCCACCTCCAGTTTGCGCGGTCAAAGCCGTAGGAACTACACCGATCGAAACAGTGCCATCGACTACAGCTCTGATGCGCGCTGTATTAACATTAACCACACCATCATGGCCTCCCATCGTAATTTGACCCAACGAATCATTTTCTAGAACCGCAGACGGACTTGCGGCAGTGCCGCGTGTTTTAAGAAAACTCAGCACAGCATTATTTTCATCATTAGAACATCTCCGTATAGAGATATTTGCGTTTGGCGCGGCACCAGAGTCCGCCGTTAGTTGAAGTCCGGCGTTAGCATGAAATGCAGTTGTGGCTCCAGAAATAATCTGCCCCGCACTATTAATCACTAACGGCGTAGCATCAGGATTCGCCGAGTCTTCGACCACCAGCGCATTGCCAGCTCCCTCTTGAGTGATCCGCAGCGCATCCGTTGAGGTATTGCCAGTGATAACGCTGCCCGCACCGGCAGTAAGCGCCTGCGATCCAAAGTTGGGAGCAATCTTTGTTCCGGCAATCGCCGCATCGCTCTTGATGTCCGCGTTGACGATGTCGCTGACGGTGCGGGCAGAATTCAACTTAGTCGGGGTCACGGTGTCCCCAGAGGTGAAGGTGTAATTATAGGAGGCCATATATGTTATGCTGCGTTGCGGGTTTCGGTCGGAGGCAACGACTTGGGCGATGCCTCAATGCTGGCGGATCTGATTTCCGGCCGCCCACCGGATGTTTCGTAAATGACTTCTGCGCTGTGTGCTTTGTAACGCACTGGCGCCTTCATGTTGTAATCCTCGGCACTGGTTGCGTTATTGGTCAGCGTGCCCACCGTTGCTTCAGTGTCAGGATTGATCGTGCTGATCTTGGTCGTGACACTAGCGCCCGCCGGAATGACGACATCGGCGATGGTGCGAAGGAACCGCTTGCTGTGCATGTCGCCGAAGTCGTAGCGGCGGGTCTTGATGCTGCCGACCACTGGGCTTGTCCCACCGTTGACCGCATTGTCGTCGGTGGCCGCTGTGACTTCTTCCAGCAGATAAAGGTTTCCAGCGCGTGGGATGCTGAAAACGCGGCGGTTGTTACTGTGGGTGGCAACGAGGATCTGGTTGACCGAGGCGCTGGACGGATAAGTGTCGCGGTATTCCCATGAGTCGGTAAGGGCGTTCCACGCAATGACAAGCTGGTTGCCGTCAAGCGGCTCGGCACTTGTCGGGAGTGCAATTAGGTAGCGGTTGGCGTGCCATACGCCGAAGGCGGACTTCTCCACGCGGGACTGCACCACTTGGCTAAACAGGTCGGCGATGGGTTCGGAGAGAGGCTTGGTGTCTCCGCGAAGTTTCAAGTCAAGGCGGCTGTCGAGGCGGTAGATTCCAGCATCACTAAGGAAGAAGACGAACGAGCCTGCGGTGACAATGGTGTTCCTTGCGCTGCATCCGATCTCGTTTGTGAGCATCGTGAGCTGTGACACCGGAGTGTCCACAGAGAAGGCGCTGCCATCTGTGGACGACACTTGGCCGAGGGTGGCGAGCCAGATGGACTTGCGGCAGAAGACGAGCGCCTGCCCCTCAACCCATGGATGGACTGCGACAATGCGGTCATCGCCGCCCGCACCGGCGCGGAAGCTGTTCCAAAATGGGTCGTATAAGTCGGAGTCCAGCACGTCGCTGATGCCAACCGTGTCGCGGGTCTTGGCGATCCATAGCCGATTGTTATGGTAACTCGCCCAGCCGACACTTGGCATGCGGGTGTAGGTGACGCCTTCGGGCGGAATGCCTGCGGTGGCGCGGACGAAGTTGCCGCTGTCGCCGGACCAGTAGATCGGGGGTTTGACGCGGCGAACCTTGATGCCAGCGGCAGCGTGGGTTGCGGTGCCGCTTGGAACGGTGATTGTGAAAGAGTCTGTGGCGATGCCTGTGATGTCGTATTCGTGGCCATCGAATGCGGGCGTTGTGCTGCCTTCAATGCGGACGCGGGCGCCTTCGGGGTAGCCGTGGGCGGTGACGTTAATGGTGGCCGTGGTGGTGCTGACCGTTATGCCGGAAGCGGTTGTGAGCTTTTGCTCCCAGCCGGTGACGGCGCGGTCGGCTTCGCGGAGGATGTAGAGACGGTCAAAGGCTTGGACAACGCTGACGGTGTCTGTGCCTTCGATCTTTTCAGCGGGGCTTGTCGGGTAAGTCTTGACCACCGGAGATTGTCCCTGCCGGTAAAGCGTGGCGCTATCCGATCCGGCGAGGACAATGTATTCGTTCGCGTTGTCGTAGTTTTGCGAGGCGAAGACACCGGCCGCGTAGAGTCCGCCCTCGTAGCTGTCGCGCACTTCGGGGCCGTTGTTGGCGATGATGGTGCCGGTGGCCGGTGTCGCGGGGCTGCCGCTCACGGTGTAGGTGAAAGTGTCGGCGTCCGTCACAGTGACGATGAAGTCGCCGTTGTAGTCCGTCTCGGCGGCGCCGCGAATGTTGATCTGGTCGCCGGTCGTGAAGCCGTGGGCTGTAGCCGTGACGGTCGCGGTGGTCGAGGCGCGGGTGATCGAGGTGACGGTCCTGTCGGTGCCGAGGGTGAAGTCGAGAGTCAGCGGGGCGCCGGTCGTGCCGATGGTGTCGGTCAGGCGCTTTGATCCTTTGCGGGTTTGTGCAACGCCCCTGTCCAAACGCATGTTCACGCTGTCTTGCAGCATACCTGCCGGAAGAGTCAGCGGGTTCAAGCGGCTGGCGAAGCCGATGAAGCCGTTGTCGCCGTCGCGTTGCACTGGAGATTCTAATGCCATTAGTTGAGCGCTGCTTTGAGTCTGCTCTTGAACCGCGCCGCGTCGGCGGGGCTGATGTCGTTCTTGCGGTTGGGTGCGATCTGCTGGTGGGTGACGATGCGGGACATCGGGATGTGCCACTTCTTCATGCGGGGCACGATGTATTGGATGGCGCTGTCCATGGCCGCTTCACCGAGCGGGTCTTGGTATGTATTGCCGTCCCACGCCACACCAAGGGAATAGCTGTTACAGTCCGGAACGCCCTGCCATGAGCTGATGCCTGCATGCCAGCAACGCGCCGTGTCGTCGGCGAGGACGGTGCGGTTGCCGTTTCTGGCGATGATGACGTGGTAGGACACTTTGCTCTCAGGGTTCATGCACCAGCTCACGCTGCCGTTATAGCTCCCGCTTGTATGGTGCAACACGATCATGGTCGGCGTGATGGGGCGTCCGCTTTTGTTCGGGGTGTTGAGACGGCGCTCGTCGTAAGCCTTGCTGACTGCGGGTGTGGAGACGGTTGTGGATTCTAATGGCAAGCTCGGCGAGGCTGGCGCTGGGCCAGTCGCGGACGGCTTTCCAAATAGTCTCTTGATCCACTTCCACATGGTTACTTCGCGTGACCTTTGGGCGGCGGGTTGACGGTGACGGTGGCCTGCTGCCGCACGAAGTCATAGCCGACCGTCACGCAGCCAGCCGCAGCGACAGCCCAGCTCACGGCGAGGATCGCAACTGCAATGAGTTTTGTGACGCGGGCGTGGCTCATGGAGTCAGAGGCGGGCGTTGTTGTCTTTGGCGACGATCAAGCCCCAACCGGCGAGCAGGCTCGCGGCGATGAGGCCGAGGTCGGGGATGCTGCCATTGGCGAGGAACTCGCGGCCGGCGGTGCTGAGTGAGGCGATGATTGTGAGGACTCCGAGGAGTGAGGTTTTCCAGTTTCTCATATTATTTTTGCTTCTGTTTTTTGCGTAGGTCGTGAAGGACCGAAATTAGGGTGACAACGCCGACCGCGAGGCCGACACAAAGACCGGCGACTCGCAGGGTTGTTTCTAGGTGAGGGAGCATTGAGAAGACGCTTGAGCCGATGCTAGTAACCGTTCCAAGCACACCCTTCTCGGTGGTGCTCATGTTGTGATGAAAATACGACAGGCTCATCGCGCGGCTCCTCAATGGGTTTACTTGCGGTAAGCGATCACGCTGCCAGCGTGGAGCTTGATGACGGTGAAGAAGCCGTCGAGGGTGGTGCCGGACGGGATGGCGATGGCGCTGCCGCTGGTGACGTTGGCGACTCCGGTGGCGTTGCCGGTCAGCACTTCAAACTTTGTTGCGTTGTCGATGCTGTCGATGCTGACAAATTCGCCAGTGACTTGGCCGGTGCCGGTGATGAGTTGTGATCCGCTGGTGCGGTTGGTGATGCGTGTATTCGGGTGCATAATTTAGTATTGGTTGACGCGGGCCGTCCACATGCTGGGTTGGCCCTGCTGGAAATAGTATTTGTCGCGCTGCGAGATCAGCTCGGACTCGGCCATCTGTTCCATGGCGAGTGCTTTGTCGAGCTGGCCGTCTTCGGTGAGGAGGTCGGAGGTCAGCATGAGCGCGACTGCTTTTGCGATGACGGCGGGCACGGTCGCGGAGAGGTTGCTGGCGCTGTATTCGGTCGGGCGGATGCGGTAGTTGACCCAGACGGTGGTTGGTAGGTCGGTGCTTTGTGGGAATCTCACGTTGTCGCCGAGGAGACTGTAGCCAATCTGGCGCGGGGCAACGTGTGTTGCGGGATTGTCGCGGAGGACGGCGAAGACTTCGCCCATGGCTGTCTGGCCGGATTGTTCGTAGGGGATGAAGTAGCCGTTGGTCTCGTCGCCTTCGACGGTGCGCTCTTCGACGCGCATAAGCTCAGGCCAGTCGGCCCATTCCCAGCAGTCGGCGATGCGTTCGTTGGCGGCGGCGACCATCATGGTTCTTGCGCCGGATGGGATGGCGTCGATGATGCTGGCGTCGTTGCCGACACGTTGCCATGCGCGGAGGAGGATGGATTGTAGAGTTACTGTCCTCATTGTGAGCTTAGATCAGCAACAGCCTCCGCGCTGGCCTCTTCAAACGTAGCCGCAGGACTTCCAAAGCTCTCCTTCGGCGTAGGATCGAGCGCCCAGCCAAGCATGACGGATTCCAACCATGTCTTGCAGGCCGTCATCTTCGCACCGAGGGGCTTGCCTGCTTGAGCAAGGGCCATGCGAAGCTCTTGCAGTGCGGCGATCTGGTAGGCGCTGAAATACTGCGAGACGATTTGCTCTGCGGTGAAGGTAGCCACATACGGCACAGGCGGCGGCGGAATCACATACAACTCATCCACAGGCAACGCGGCTTCGATAGCGGCCTTGACCGTGGCTTCGTCCAAGGCGTCGAGTTCGGGGCCGTCCGCCTCGTAGATTGCCAGCTTCGTCGGCCAGCCATGCTCGCGCACTTCGATCTTGCCAGCTTCGTCGCGGGTTAGCTGGTAGCTCAAGCCGTGCCATGTTTTGCCGTCGATCTGGCGGGGCTGGTCGAGGAGGACGTTGTAGATGGTTGTGGTGTTCATATTACACTACGCGGTAGAAGGCGGTGGCACGCCATTGGACTGTCTCACTTGCGGCCCCCGTGACCTCCAACTGAAGCGCCTCGTTTGTATCATCGGCGGTCAGCGCGAACGTCCACGATGGCGAGCCGTCACTCTGGTCTGTGCCGAGCGTCTGCACCGTGCCGATAAGCGCGGTTCCGTTGCTGCCATTGCGGCGGATGCCAAGGAAGCGGCGGGCAACGAGCCATTTGTCGGCGGTGTCGCTGCGGCGGGCGACGAGCAGGATGTCCACGGCGAGGGCGGTGTTGGCGGCGATGGTGAAGCGGTTGGTGGCGGTCGCGTCTAAATTGAGGATGGTCGCCGTGGCGTTGGTCGTTTGCCCGCCCCAATAGACGGCTCCGAATGGTCGCGTGGCAAAACTTCCGCGCCCACCATTGCCATCGGAAGCAGAGTCGCCTATCGCTGTCGAATTTACAAAATTGGCTGTCGCGCCATTTCCGATGGCCGTCGCGTTTGCGGCAAAACAGGAGTGCGTTGCTCCAACGCCCGTGCAGTTGGCGTTGCTTTGTGAGGTTCCCGCAAAGCCAATACCAACACTCGCGCTTCCCTCGCAACGAAGCTGATTGCCGACAACAACGCCGTTCGCGCCTCCCGCGACTTGGCTTGCAGCAGTGCGGGCCGCTTGAATGTTGATGGCGTTGGTGCCGAGCGCCGTGGTCGAGGGCGCAAGCCCGATAAACATAGATCCCGCTCCGCTGGGGCGCTCCAAGGGGTTTTGGTAAACGAGCTTGCCGCTGGCATCGTTCCAGACAATTGCAGGGTTGGCGCTGTTGATTAAGCCGCCGTCATCTGCAACCAGATCAGTGCCGCCCGACACGCTGAACACATCGGCGGCGCTTGCGCCGACTGCGGTGACGCCCGATCCCGTAGCCGAAAGCTCCCCCGCCGACAGCGAAAGGCCCGAGCCGATTTGGATCTCCTCGACGGCTCCTGTGCTGGCTGTCGTGCGGCCTAAAATGCGGGCGGTGGCTTGGGTGAGGCCGCTGGTTGTTATGGAGCCAGAGGCGGCTGCGCCGATGTTGGTGCGAGTGGTGTCGGCATTGGTGGCGGCGGATGCGCCTGTAAAACTTAGAGTTCCGCTTAACTGAATGTTTTCAGCGGGGAAATTTGCTCCTTGAAAAGTGAAATCAGTTGTCGTGATGCCGTTAAACTCAACATTTGAGGTAGTGTTTAAGTCTTGGTCGAAGACAGGATCGCTTCCCCCTGCGGCATGACTTGCGGCGTGTGCCAACGTGCTGCTTGGTGTCCTCGCATCACTCAACCGCGCATCATTCCCCTCGCAAAAGCTCCCTGCCGCCGTGCCGAATGCCCCCGCCTCGACTACGCCGCCACTGCCTGTTTTGAGCGGGAGGTTGGCGGTGGTGCCGATCTTGCCGTCGTTGGTTAGGTTGCCGTGGGTGTGGGAGGTTGGTGTGCGAGAGTCGCCCGCGTCGTCCAGTGTGATGTTTTTGTTTGGGACTGTAATTACGCGGGTTTGGTTTGCGCCGACTTGGGCGCCGACATCGAACTTGGCCGCTTTGGTCGGGTCGGTGTTGTCGAAGATCAAGAACGCATCGTCCGACATGACATCGTGGAAACTGGTGTCAGTGAGCTTGTAGTCGTTGTCGCGGCTGGAGCCGACAGTGGCCGTGCGAATATAGATGCCGCTCTGTTTGTAGGAGCTGAAGGGCCATGTTCCCGAGTTTGTGCGCACCAGCCAGCGGCTATTGAGCGCGGCGGTGCCGTCGAGCGGGAGGTCCGCATAGGTTGCCACTTCGCCTGCGAAGAAGGCAGAGCCGCCGCCACCGCCACCGCCCGATCCTTTTTGATCGAACGTGCCGCTGAAGGGGTTAAACGTCCAAGGCATGGTAAAAGAGACTAAGAGACTAAGAGACTAAAAGACTAAGAGCGGGTGACGGCAGCGAGGTCCGCGTCGTTGGTGGTCGGCGGGTTGGTCGTGTAGGAGAAGGTCAGCGTGGCGACTGTTTGGCCGCCGCTGCCGCCTTCTTTGTATTGCACCGTTTGGATATTGTTGGTGCCGGAGTAATACGAGATGCTGAGATAGTCGTGTTGCGGGATGTTGAGACCGGCGACGTTGCGGACGTTGATGTTCGGGTGCATGGGAAGAGAGACGAAGAGACTAAAAGACTAAGAGACTAAGAGACGGGAGATGCGGACATGCCGAGTTGCTGGTCTTGCTGGAGCTTTTGCAGCGCGGGCTGGGCGCCGGTGCGGCCGATGACGGCGTTTTGCTGCTGTTGCAGTTGGAATTGGAAGGCTTGCGCTCTCGCGTCGATCATGCTGCGGAAGATTTCGTCGGACTGATACCGCTGCTGGACGGCGGGGTTGGACTGGATGATGGTCTGCAAGGTCTGCAAGCGGACCTGCGCGTTTTGTCCGCCTTCTTTGAGCGGGGGTTCGGTGCCTGCGGCGATTTTTGCGAAGGCGGTTTGTTCGTCCTCCTGCTCGGCTGCGGTGGCTTGGCCGATGTCTTGGACCAAGAGGCCAGCAAGGTTCGGGTCAACGGCTTGGAACATGTATTTGACCAAACCAGCGCGGTCGATGACGCCAAAGCTGTCGAGCGGGACGAGCACTTTGGCGAGGTAGTCGAGCTTTGCGCCAAGCGCTTCGTTGTCGAGGAGGCGCGCGTCAAACTCAGCGGTAATGTCGAATCGGCCCCGGATGTCTTGGGGCGATGCGTTGAATGCCAACTGGGCATTGCCGGTGATGCGCGCGACCTCCTCGGGAGTCATATACTGTTGCGCCAGCGCCATGGTCTGCGCGATGCAGAGCTTCATAT